GCCACGGACGATCTCAATGTGGTTCTCTTTCATTTGCAGGTCTACGTTAAATTCTTTGTAGTCCATGTTTTCTCTCCTGTAATAAATAAAGGGTGATGTTGCCACCACCCTCCAAAACTCACTGGCTATTAAAGGTCTGCCGCTTTAGAAGTCAGTTCGCTTATCATAGCTTCAGTTCTTTCGTCTTCGTCAAGCTGCTGCATGATAACATTCGCAAACTTACGCTTGATCTTCACCGGCTTTCCGCGCTGTACGATGCAATTCTCACCATTCACCGCAACAAACACATCTGAGTTGTACTTGCCGCTGTCCTTAAAGAGTCTGATTTCAACATACTCCTCGTTCGGATCTTTCACTTCAGCTTCCGTAACTTCTTCTTTCACTTCAGCTTCCTTCGGTTCTGTATTCTTTTTATTAGCCATGGGTTTGCTCCTTTCCGACTATAGCTATTTTGCCGCGGACTCAATACGAATCATGTACGGTTCAACAAGTCTTTCAGCCACCTTGAGAGCCTTCCAGCCGGCTGTTGCTCTCTGGTTCAGCGGATCTGTAGTGCCGCCGGAACCGAGCTGCTTAACAATATGCTGCAGGCCGCCGCCTTCGATCTCGGTTACGCCGTATGCATTTGCCCCGACGATAAGAGTTGAATACACATCGCAAGTTGTATTCTTATCGTTATTACCTGCGCCCCAGGGTTCATTTCTTGCCCACTTCTTAGCTTCTGTTGTCTCAACGAATCTGATGCCTGCGATCTTTCCGATCTCGCCTTCAAAGATCTCTGTATTCGCGGAATACTTGTGTACATCGATCCACTCTTCCTCTCTCATCAGTGTGTAGGATATATCCGGGCATACGATACCGACATATGATCCGTCGATTTTCTTCGTGTTACCGTTTTTCAAGATTCTGGCAGCATTGAAGAGATCGTCCACTGTGATAGTGTTTGCAGCAGTAATGGCATTACGTGCCGTCGGTCTTGTTTCTCCGGTGCCTTTTGCAAACAGTACGTTTGTGCCGGCATTGATGATATCTCTTGTAACAGTGTCAAGAGTTTCACCTGCCTGCTGGCCGAGAAGCTCTGTTGCTTCGACAAGGTTGTTGTCGATAGCTGTCAGAAGCAATACGTCAGACAGTGTTACATAGTCACCATACTGTCTTACTTCTGCAGTGATCGTTGTTACGTTCAGTGATCTGCCATCAGGAGTAACACCTTCTGTCAGCGGCGTCAGGGCCTTCGGGAACGGATCGTATTTTCTGAACTCGATAATCTTACCGCCATTCTTCGGAATCGGATGTTTCTGACCGAACTGATCATGCACCAGCAGCGGTTTAGCGTTATCAATCAGATAATCGCTGTAGTATGTTTTCATTTCAGGCGACAGGTTGTTGCCTGTAGTGTTGGCTGTTGTGACCTGAACATTCGCATCATGCAGATGCAGGTTGAGTCTATAGTCTTCGTAATTGAATCTCATTTTGCTTTCTCCTTCCTATCATCTCATCATCTCAGCGGATAACAGGAAGCTGTCTTCTAAAACTTGATAACCTCACCGCGTCTTGCGCGCTTAGCTATCTCCTTCCTGTCTTCCGCAGTAAGTTTACTGGGATCTGATTTTCTGATAACTCCTGCCTGCTCATTGAGCCCGTTTTCTGCCGGTCTCATTCCTCTTGCCTTGATAGTATCTGTCGTCTGCTTTCTTACTGCATCGCCCACCTGCTGGGCTGTGGACGCCATAAGCTCACCCACGTGCATCGCTTCAAAAGCAGTCTTTACATCGATACCGGCTCCGAGCAGCTGGATGAATTTGTTTGAACCGTCTTCCTGCTGATGCAGGTCTACTTCTGCCTGAAGATCAAACTCCGGATAGATTTCTTTCAGCGCTTCAGCCTGGTTCTCCCAGTCTTTGTAGGTGCTCTGTGCCTGCAGCTCGCGCTGTCTTTCCGCTTCTTGAGCTTCCATCTCCTGAACACGGCGCTGATTGTCCATGTATGTAACATACTGATCGACAGTCATGCCCATCTCTTCTGCAGCCTGTTCAAACATTCCGTTATCAGTGAGGATGCGCGTTCTCAACTCGTTGTAATCATCTGTGTCATAAAGATCCATCAAAGGATCCAGTACGGATGACATCTCATCAATCTGGCCCTGCAGATCGTTCTGGTTC